GGTCATAACGTTAGGCCTCGTGATTGTGAATGAAGTCAATTGGGTGATACGATAATGTCTACATAAGCATAAGGATACATGTTGAAGTAGGCATTGATGTTCATCTCAGCCTCACTGTATGTATCAAAGGACTCAAGAGCAATCATGTTGCCCTCATCATCCATACGTGAAATGGTATAAGTCATTTGTTGGTGAGTTCGTAGAGGTACTGATCAACTTGATCGTTATTGCGGATGAAGTCTTCTACATCACTAAGATCATAGAAGGGCTCACCATCCACATCTCCATAAGGATCAACGAGTACATACTCATCCTCATCATCACTAAAGCGTTGAACAAGATCATAGCTGGTGCATTCCTGCACAGCATCACGCAATTGATCAAAGGAATACGTTGTCATTGACCTCCTTAATAGTGTAAATGGTGCCGATGATTAGGATAGCTAAAGCTAGCATTAAAACTCAATCTCCTCAAGTGTAGGTTCGTTGTTAACAGGTGGTTTGGTAAAGGTAGATGTAATCATCTCAAGTACAGACAAGAGATCATTACCAGTAGTAGCTTTACTGAGAAGACCAGTAGCTACTTTACGGTCAAGAGTAAGGGACATAGTTAACTCCGTTAATGGTGGACAATTGCCATGATCTAATTTATTAAACACATGTGGCTCTGTGTTAGTGCTAACGCACACTAGGTCGTGTAGTCAGGTCGGGTTGCAACCTATAACTAC